TTGGTTCATTTACCCCACAAAACGCCTCAATAAGCCACTATCAGGATGATTCCGAGTGATAACACCTGAACAGGTTCAAACAGGCTTAGAACCGCCTCAGAAGGCTTACCGGGGTGTGATAGAACCCCGTATATGGACTAAAAGCCCAGATTTACCTTCCTACGGCATTGATTTCATAGAGTTCTGTGAGTCAATAGGCTTTACTTTGCTTCCATGGCAGATGTTTCTAGCCCATGAAATTTGCAAGGTAAATGAGGATGACAAGTGGTACTGGAAAGAGCTGGGTTGCATAATTTCGAGACAAAATGGCAAAAGTACCTTCATGCAGCTGATGATTCTTTGGCGCATGTTCGCTTTAGGGCAGAAGTTACAGGTTCACACAGCTCACAAGCTCACAACCTCATCTGAAATCTTTTGGAAGATAGATGACACTATCCAGAGCCATGCCAAACTGCTCGATGACTTTGGTAAGAAGTACGAGTCCAAAGGATCGCAAGAAATCAAACTCAAGTCCGGTGGGCGTTACTTAGTCCGGGCCAATAACTCAGCTTCACGCGGTATTGCAGCACCGGATACGATTTACATGGATGAGGTTAGAGAGTTTCATGATGATGAGGTCTGGAGTTCCCTGAGATATACCCAGATGGCTACTCCTAACCCTCAGACTTTAATTTTTAGCAATGCCGGAGACCAACACTCAATAGTTCTTAATAGATTACGGGAAAGGGGCTTGGCGGCAGCTGCCGGAGCCGATGATCCTATTGGCTGGTTCGAATGGTCAGCTGAACCCGGATGCGATATTCATGATCGTGATGCGTGGGCTCAAGCCAATCCAAGTCTCGGCCACACAATTAGCATCGAGAACCTTCAGGCAGCAATGTCGGATGAAGAATCGATTGTGCGCACAGAACTTCTTTGCCAATGGGTCTCGGTGGTCAATCCGGCTATCAGTCCTACAAACTGGGCAGCAGGGGCAGACAAGAATCTCAAGCTCGACAAAGAAGAACAGACATGGCTGGCAATCGATCTTAGCCCGGATAGAAAAGCAGGGGCGTTGATTGCAGCCCAGCAAAAGGGAGACCTCATTCACGCGGTTCTCCTACGGACATGGACTAATCCAGTAAACCTAGATGCCAAGCAAATTGCCAATGACATCGCCGACGAAGTTAGGAAGTATCAAGTTGAAACAGTTGCGTATTCTCGTCAGACATCCGGTGCTATTGCCGCTCTATTATCGCCAGCAGGTATTTCTACTACGCCTATCGATGGCGCAGTCTATGGTCAAGCTTGCGACGAAATGCTTTCCGCAATCACTTCCGGAAGGTTACGGCATGCAGATCAAGACGAGTTCAACAGGCAAGTTCTCTCAGCAGTTAAGCTCCCCTTCAAAGACGGAGGCTGGTACTTGGGAAGGAAAGTATCCAACGCTACAATCTGTGCCGCCGTTGGATTAGCAATGACTTGCCATTTTGCAACTCGCGCAGAAACCGAGTCTGATATTGTGGTAGGTTAGTGTATAATTGACCCCTAATGGGACTCAAGGAATTCTTTTTAGGGGCTCCATCTGTCGTTGAACAAACTTCAGATGTAGAAGCCTCACTAGCACCTTTTAATCTTTCGACTTCGGTCTATGGATTACTTAACGCACCGACAACTGTAGATCGCGCAACAGCCATGTCCGTACCAGCCTGCGCACGCGCAAGAAATATTATCTGCGGAACAATCGCCTCGCTTCCACTGGAGCAATATAATCGTATTACCGGCGCACACATTGAACCTTTAAGAGTTATCAATCAACCTGACCCACGCGTTTCAGGATTCGTTGTATATAACTGGTTGGCTGAAGATATTTGGCTATACGGTGTTGGTTTTGGACTTGTCCTCGATGCTTATGCAGAAGATGGCAGAACTCGCTCCTGGACTCGTATTGAACCTAAGCGAGTCATGCCGAAATATAACTTGGACATGACAGAAATCGAAGGCTATTACGTCGATGGCAAAACAGCTCCTATCGCTGGAGTCGGTTCAGTTATTCGCTTCGATGGTGCAGATGAAGGCTTTGTAAATCGCGCAGGGCGCACAGTTATTGCAGCGGTTGAATTAGAGAAGGCTGCACTTTCCTACGCCAAAGAGCCAATCCCTTCAATGGTGCTCAAGAGCAATGGTACAAACTTAACTTCAGAGCGCATCGCTAAACTTCTCGAAGCATGGCGCAATTCTCGCGCTACACGATCCACAGCATTTCTTAACGCAGATATTGACATGCAGTCAGTCGGTTTCGACCCTAAGAGCTTGCAGCTCGTAGAGGCTCGTCAATATGTGGCGTTAGAGATAGCGAGAGCCGCCGGAATTCCTGCTTATTTCCTTTCAGCAGAGACAACCTCAATGACCTACTCTAACGCCACTTCTGAACGTCGTTCGCTTGTCGATTTCTCCCTTCGCCCGATTCTTCGCGCAATCGAGAGCCGACTTTCACTCCCGGACATTTGCCCAAGCACTTCAGAAATCCGCTTCGACCTAGATGACTTCCTACGCGGAAATCCAATCGAGCGCGCACAGGTTTATCAGATACTCAACTCAATCGGCGCGATGAGCGTTGAACAAATCCAAGAAGAGGAGGACTTAATCCGATGAAGATTGAAGTCCCAATCACACTCACAGCTGCCGATTCACAATCGCGCACAATCTCTGGCCAGATAGTTACATGGGGCGAGCAGGGCAACACTTCTGCCGGCCCAACTATTTTTGCATCAGATTCAATCAAGTTTAACAAAGGCATTAAGCTGCTACTAGAGCATGATCGTACTCGGCCAATCGGCAAGCTCATCGCTCATGAAGTAACAGAGACCGGCATCGTCGCGACATTCAAAATCGCAGAGACAACAGCCGGAAACGACGCACTTGTAGAAGCATCAACTGGTATGCGTGACGGATTCTCAGTCGGCGTAAAGGTCGATGCTTGGGACAATCAAGATGGCGTAATGGTTATCAGCAAGTCATCAATCGTCGAGACATCACTTGTCACAGACCCAGCAATCGACTCAGCGCGTGTCGCTGAAGTTGCTGCATCAGAAGATTCTGCTACTGAAGAAGTCGCAGATGCAAACCCAACAACAGAAGGAGAACAAGTGTCAGACACTACCGTTCAAGAAGCTCCTGCCGTAACTGAAGCGGTAGAAGCGACAGCAGTAGAGGCATCGGCTTCACACAAGCCAGCATTCTACGCAACTCCACGCATCAACACTAACCTCACAGCAGGTCAGTTCCTTGAGGCAAACATCAAGGCATCAATGGGCGATGACGAAGCAAAGACTCTCGTCAAGGCTACAAACGATACTTCAACAAACACCGGACTCACACTCGCGCCACATATGGCAGAATTCGTGACTACTTCAATCGATGGTCGTCCAGCGGTTGATGCAGTATCACGCGGCGTACTTCCAAACTCAGGAATGTCTTTCACAATTCCTAAGCTCGGAACAGCACCAACAGTTGATGGAGATTCAACAGAAGGTGAAGCACTCGGCGGAACAGAAATGGCTTCAACATACATCACAGTTGATGTTAAGAAGGCTGCTGGACTTCAGACAATCTCATGGGAACTTCTAGATCGCTCATCACCTGCGTTCTACGATGAACTCATCAAGGAACTCAACTACGCATACGCAAAGGCAACAGATCGCGCTCTTGTAGCACGTCTCGCAGCTGATGGAACACAGGGCTCAACACAGGCTGCAACAATCGCAGGACTCAAGGCGTACATCGCCAAGGAAACTCCAGCAGCGTATCTCGCAGCAGGTAAGTTCGCTAAGAACATCATTGCTAACACAGCATGGTGGGAGACAATCATTACAGCGGAAGATACAACAAACCGTCCGCTATTCATTGCTGCACAGCCAGCAAATGCTCCAGGAAACGTCTCAGTTAATTCATTGACTGGAACAGTCATGGGACAAAACCTTTATGTTGATCCTCACATGACAGTTACAACTCTCATCGATGATTCTGCATACTTGGTAGTACCAGAGGCAGTTACATTCTACGAAGCTCCAAAGACTCAGATTCAGGTTCAAACACTTGCAAATGGTCGCCTACAGGTAGCAGTTTATGGCTACTACGCAATTGCTACAAAGGTCGGCGCAGGAATTCGTCGCTTCAACCTTACATAAGCAAACCCTAGTCATGGTGGGGGGGATGCTCCCGTTCTCCCCACCAGTCGTTTATAGAGAGGAAAGAAATGCCAACTATTATCACAGCGGCAACGTTACGATCAACCCTTGGCGTTTCTTCTTCTCTGTATTCGGATGCAGTTTTGGAAGATATTTTAGATTCAGCAGAAGCGGTTATCTTGCCAATGCTTGTATCTTATTCAGTTCCAATCGATGCAGTATCGCTAGTCAGTAACATTGCATACTTCTCGACTCCAGTTCAAAACCCTTTCAACGAGTCTCAATCAATCGTCATTACAGGCTGCGGAACCCCTTTTAACGGCACACGCACAGTCACAACTGACCTACTCGATGATTACACATTCTCAGCTGCAATTACTAACGCAGACATAATCTCAAAGAACATTATTCCATCTGGACTAGCTACTCTTACAGGTGCATCGACTTATGTCGGCAACAGCGCAGTCGAGTCAGCAGTCCTAGTAGTATCAGTCGAAATCTTCCAGAGCCGCACAGCAGCCGGAGGACAGATTGAAGGCGTGGACTTTAGCCCATCACCATTCCGTATGGGTCGATCACTATTCAATCGCTGCGTAGGTCTCTTAGGGCCTTATCTTGACACTCAATCAATGGTGCAATAATGCCAGCATCAACAATTCTTTCAGCCGTACGCGGCCCACTTGCCACAGCTCTAGGAGGAGTCTCGGCTAACGTATTCTCATACGTTCCAGAGAATGTCCCAGTCCCGGCGGTAGTCCTAGTCCCGGATTCGCCTTATTTAGAATTTGACACAATCGGAAATAGCACTTTCAGATGTAAAGTCAATTTCACCATCTCTTGCTGCGTTACCTATTCAAGCAACCCAGCATCGCTCGACAACATCGAGCAACTCATAGAAAGCGTTGTCCTCGCCATTCCAGCAGGTTATGAAATCGGGGATGTACAACGACCAACAGTTACACAAGTAGGCGCGAGCAATCTGCTAGTAGCCGATATAGGCGTTAGTACCCACTACACGCGAACAGTCTAAGGAGACAAAATGGCAACAACAGTCATCACAGGTCGCGACCTCTCGCTTACAATTGATAGCAAGAACTACGGCGATCAAGCACTATCATGCACACTAGCGGTTGAATTAGAGCGTAATGCTTACGAGACAATCGATGGAAAGCAATTCTTTGCACTAGATACGACAGCAACTCTTTCAGTAACAATGCTTGCAGACTGGGGTGCAAATTCACCAGCATCATCAATTTGCGAAGCCATGTGGACAGCAGCTTCAACAGCTCCAAACACATCACTCGCATATACCTTCACAGCGGCATCAGGCGCAGTATTTACTGGTTCTGTCTATCCTTCATTCCCTTCTGCTAGTGGTTCAGGCAAGGATGCACAGGAAGTAACATTTGTTCTACAGGGAACAGCAAAGCCAACACTCACAATCACATGATCTAACTAACGGGAGCACACATGAAAAAAGCAATCACAATTACATACCAGTCTGGGGATCAGGCTACTTATGTGGCCTATCCACCAGATTTCGCTAAATGGGAAATCGCTACAAAGAAGCAAATCTCAGAGTTCTCCGGAATGTGGGACATTCTATTCGTAGCCCATAGTGCCATGAGGCGAGAAGCAGCTGGTCAGCCAGTTAAGCCTCTCGACGTATGGATGGAAAGCATCGAGGATATCGATGTGGATACTGATAGCCCAAAAGCCACAGCCGCGGAAGTATCGGCAGACTCCTAGTCGAGTTAGCCATTGCAACCCATATCCCCATGAGGGAGTGGGAAAGTGCAGAAGATATTTTAACGGCGATTGAAATATTGAAGGAGCGTAATGAATCAGACTGAGGTCGATGCTTACAATCGGAGAGAAATCCGAGAAGTAATCAAAGCCTTTAAAGCCATGGATGAGACAGCGATTGCAGAAGCCAAGAAGGTTTCAGGCGCGCTGGCCGATTATGCACTTGGCAAGATTCAGCAGGCAGCAGCTACTAGAACAGTCGCTACTAAGGTGGCAGTTCGTATTGCTTCAGGCGGTAAGGTCTCAAAGAGCTCAAAGGTCGGAGAGATTAGCCTTGGCTTTGCTTCCCAGAAGTTTTCAGGCGGCGCAGACACTAAACGACTCTGGGCTGGTATGGAATTCGGATCTAATAGATATAAGCAATTCCCGGCGAGAACTCCAAGGTATCGCTCAGGCAATTATGGCTACTTTATCTATCCAACACTCAAGGCTGCACAGCCTTACATTATTAGCGAATGGCAAGATGCCTTCTCAAAGATTCTTAAGGAGTTCTAATGGCTGGAGATAGCAGAACCCTTAAACTCGCAATCCTTGGTGAAGTCAAAGATTTAAGCGCAAGCCTGAACAAAGGCTCAACCGAGGTCAATAGTTTCGGTAACAAGCTCACAAAGTTCGGCAAGGTAGCAGGAGCAGCCTTCGCAGCTGCCGGAGTCGCTGCCGCTGCCTATGCTGGAAAGTTAGCAGTAGATGGCGTTAAAGCAGCCATCGAGGATGAAGCAGCCCAGTTACGATTAGCCACTACTCTTAAGAACGTTACAGGGGCAACCAATGACCAGATTAAATCTACTGAAGATTATATACTTAAGACTACGCTGGCTACTGGGGTCACAGACGAGCAATTAAGACCTTCACTAGATCGCTTAGTCCGTTCTACTGGAGACGTAAAGAAGGCTCAAGAACTTCAAACCTTAGCTCTTAATATCGCAGCCGGTACAGGCAAAGACCTTGCAGCGGTAAGCGAAGCACTATCAAAGACCTACGACGGAAACTTCGGAGCACTCAAGCGACTAGGTGTCCCACTAGATGAATCTATTATTAAGTCCAAGGACTTTGATGCGGCGCAGAAGGCTCTGGCTGCAACCTTCGCAGGGCAATCATCTACTCAAGCGGAAACATTCGCTGGCAAGATGCAGAGACTTAGAGCGGCCTTCGATGAAGGTAAAGAGCAGGTAGGTTCTTACATCCTAGATGGGCTTACCCCTCTCGTCACAAATATTGTCAATAAAGTAATCCCAGCGGTTCAATCCTTTATCGGTTCTATCGGTGGAGAAAAGGGAATCAAGAACGCTTTTAAAGAATATATCGATATTGCAAAGAGTTTCTTTACTCCAGTCCTAGAAGGTCTCAAGTTTGCTTTCGACAAGATTAAAGATGCAGTAGAAGATAACAAAGAATCTTTTAAGGCTTTATTCGAGTTCCTAAAGGACTTAGCTCCATTTCTAGGTGGAGCATTTAAGATAGCCATTCAGGGAATCGGTATTGCGCTAGGCGTAATAGTTCGGATCGTTGCAGAACTTATCGATGGCTTTAGAACTCTTATCAGCATCGGCTCAAAGATAGGTGGCGCTATTGGTGGAGCCTTTGGCGGCGGTAGGGCAGCCGGTGGCTCTGTTTCGGCTGGTACGACTTACCTGGTCGGTGAGAAGGGTCCAGAACTCTTTACACCATCATCATCTGGCAAAATCATTCCTAACGGCAATATGGGTGGGGCTTCTAACACCATCAACATCACAGTCAATGGAGCAATCGACCCTATCTCTACAGCTCGTCAGATAACCCAGATTCTCAATCGTGAAGCAACACTCTCAGGAACATTTAACAAGGTCGGCGCTTCTCTACTGGTAGGCGCATAATGCCTTGGAGTCCTCAACCTACAATCTCGATAAACGGAACTGATCGCAAATCGATTACTCTTTCAGATGTCCAGGTTTCCTATGGACGGACTTCGGTCTGGGAACAGGCTCGCGCTTCATACGCTCGCATAGCCATCCTTAACACCAATGGCACAGACTATGGCTTCCAGATGAATCAGACTGTAGCCATCAAGGTCAAGAACGTGGCTGGCACAGATGTAACAATCTTCACCGGCAAAATTACAAGCGTGGACAACTCGCTGGCCGGTTCAGGCACAATCGGGACTAATGCCATTCAGACCATTACAGCCGTCGGCCCATTCTCTCAAATGTCTCGAAAGATTATTGGCTCTGGCAACTGGGCGAAGGAGATGGATACGGCTCGCATGACTCGTATCTTCAACAATGCCGGGCAAACCATCGATGTAGTTGATACTCCAGCCATCTATGAATTCGCCATCCGGTCAGGCTCGCCAGTAGATGCTTATTCAATCGCTGCCTCAACAGCGCAAGAAGCCTTCGGATATATTTATGAGACCAATCTGGGCAAGGTCGGCTTTGCCAATGAATCTCGCCGTACTCTCGATGCGTTAGCCAATGGCTACACAGTCATCCCTAATGGTCACATTCTTTGGGGTAACGTCTCAAGTCAAAAGACCTTGGCAGATATTCTCAACAACCTAACTCTTACTTATCATTCTGGAAGCAAAACAGCCACAGATGCTACAAGCATCGCAGACTTTGGGCAGGTGGATGGTTCTATCTCGACAACTTTGCACAATGCCTCAGATGCCCAGACTCAAGCAGATCGTTATGTAACCCTTCGAGCCTATCCAAGAACTTCTCTTAGCTCTTTTACCATCCCAATCAATTCGACAAATATCTCAGATGCCTTGCGCGACTTCTACATCTCAATGAGCATGGGTGAACCAATCCAGATTACTGCTCTGCCAATTGCCTTGAAGAACACTACTTATCGAGGATTCGTTGAAGGCTATTCATTTTCGATTAACCAGTACGAGATGATCCTAACTCTCAATACAACCGACTATACCTACAGCTTCACCCCTACTCGATGGCAGGACGTTTCGGCGGCTCTTACATGGAACGGGGTCGGGGCTACTGTACAATGGACTACTTACGATGACTAGGAGCAAGTGTGGCAACCACAACTAACTTCGGGTGGACTACACCTGATAACACAGGATACGTCAAGGATGGCGCTCTGGCTATTCGCACCCTTGGCAATGCCATTGATACATCTATCGCTGAACTCAAGGGGGGTACGACTGGTCAGGTTCTCAAAAAGACTTCCGGCACAGACATGGACTTTGAATGGGGAACAGTCTCATCAACTCCGCGAATCGCTCAGGTAGTTAAATCAAGTACCAGTTCACTTATTACTGCCGGAAGTAGTTATACAGATGTGACTGGTTTATCTGTAACTATCACACCAACATTATCGACAAGTAAAATTTTGATTCTTGCAGCATACGATGTCACTGTATCTAATGGTAGTTCTATTTATTGGACTGGTTTCTCGCAATTAGTCAGAGGTTCCACAGTCCTTGATTCACGTATTGCTGGAGGATATTACCCGAGTGGTAATCTTGGTCAGCTTGCAAATTATGTAACAACATCAATCAGCTATCTAGATTCACCTGCAACTACAAGCGCAACTACATATAAAATACAGGCGCAAAATCTCTATGGTGCACCTACAATAGTCCAAGCAGGTTGTCAATGGGGTCCAGAAGTACAAATTATAGCAATGGAGTATCTAGTATGATTAACCCACTAGCAGCAGCATTATATTCACTTCGCCCCGGAGCAGACTTCTCTTTCGTGGATCAAGATATTAAGACAATCGTTTGGAATACAGAAGGCGTAACTACTCCAACCAAGAAACAAATCGAGGATGAGATTAAGCGTTTAGAAGCTGAGGAAGCAGCAGCGGCTCAAGCTCGCATCGATGCTAAGGCTTCTGCCATCGCTAAACTTGAAGCACTTGGACTCAACCTTGCCGAAGCACAGGCGATAATCGGATAATGACTCCTAAATTATGCAAAGCCGGACAGCAGCTAAGAGAACAGTTCGATGATTGCTTTCCAGACCGCGATAGAACCTCAGACGGATGGATCGCAGATGCTCGTCATGTCGCAGCTGGTAAGTCTGACCATATTCCAAGCCTTGATAGCCAGACAGTTAGGGCAATCGATATTGACCGAGATGTATCTGGTAAAGCCAAGCCAGACCTCATGCCGGATATTGCTGACCAGATTCGACTCTGCGCCAAGGCCGGAGACAAAAGAATCTCCTACATTATATTCAACGGGCGCATTGCTTCATCTCGCATGGGCTGGAAGTGGCGCAAGTATTCTGGAAGCAATCCGCATAACCATCATTGCCATATCTCTTTCACTCCAAAGGGCGATACAGATGGCTCGTTCTTCTCTAATATCCCGATGCTAGGTGGTAAGTAATGGGTCGCGTAACAATAAGTTCAAATAACCTCTTTCCCGGCCCTAAGGGCGAAAAGGGAGATAAGGGCGATGCAGGCGGCCCACCAGGGCCAACAGGCCCAGCAGGAACAACAGGCCCACAAGGCCCACAAGGCCCTCAAGGTTTACAAGGCACTCAAGGCAATCCAGGAGCGCAAGGCGCACAAGGCCCTACTGGATCAACAGGACTTAAAGGCGATAAGGGTGACACAGGCTCTACTGGTGCAGCTGGGGCAAAGGGTGACACCGGAGCAACCGGCGCACAAGGTATTCAGGGAATCCAAGGTGTAAAGGGCGATACCGGAAACACCGGAGCGACTGGGGCAAAGGGTGACACCGGCGCTACAGGCGCTACAGGATCATCAGGAGTCGTATCTGTAACTGCTCCAATTACTAATACTGGAACTTCTACAGCTGCAATCATCGGCATAGACCAGACTGGAATCGTTCAAACATCTAGGACGATTTCAACTACCTCACCACTTTCAGGCGGTGGAGCATTATCTTCTAACTTAACTTTAAGCGTTGGAGCCGGTTCTACTTCTGATGCTGGAATTCTTCAGCTGACAGATTCAACTTCATCAACATCGACAACAACTGCTGCTACTCCTGCTGCCGTAAAGATTGCCTATGATTTGGCGATAAAATCCGCACCGCCATTTTCTTATGTTGCTGGTCGTTTTTACAGACCACAAATTGCTACTACGATAAGCAGCACGTCGGCAGCAACAGTAAATACAACGTCATATGTACCAATATACATAAGATCATCAAATACTTTTGATAGAATAGGTATATTTTCAGGGACTACTTTTTCAGGAACTGCAACTGTAAGACTTGGGATTTATGATGATAATAACGGTTCACCTTCAACGGTAAATCTTGATGCTGGGACGGTTTCTGTAACAGCAAGTGGTACACAATATGCAATTACAATATCCAAAACCCTTGCAATCGGTTGGTATTGGTTAGCATTTAATATGCAAAGTGCAGCAACAACAAGCACTTTTTATGGAACGAACACAGCCAATGCTTTTGTTGCTGATTTAGGTGCTCTTACACCTGGAACAAATGCCACGGTAGCTTTCACGCAATCAGTAAATTCAAGTTCTGGATTTGCTACTGCGGGAACTTTAACGACTGCTACAGCTTCTTTTGCGGTCGCACTAAGGAGCGCGTAAATGGCTAAATCTGTTACCTATGGCATCGGTGGCTACGATCCAACCAAGCCAAATAACAACATTGTGGAAGAAATCGACATTCCAGATATGGAGACAGAATGAACATGAAGCACCCAGCAGTTATCTCAATCGGAGCATTCCTAGCCGTATGGGGTACAACATCTAACTTCGACCTCAACTATCGCTCAATCTTGGGCGCAGTTGTTGCAGGCGTATTTGGTTACGCTTCTCCTAAGCGGTGAGTGCCGGTGATGCAGCTGCTTGGGCTGTGGCTGTTGTCAGCATTCTTGGTGGTATGGCTACATATACGCAATTCATGATTAAGCACTATCTCAAAGAGCTTCGAAGTAATGGCGGTTCATCGATGAAGGATCAAGTAAATCGATTAGAAGTGCGTGTCGATACAATAATCGAGATGTTAGGTAAGTAACACTTATCCTATGGCAAGAACCAAGAAGGTCATAGACCTTGATGCGTATTCAGCTTTAGACCAATACTGCATTGCTCTGCACGTTTATTACACAAGTCTGCGCAAAGCCGGATTCTCTACAGACATGGCGTTTTGGTTGCTTTTAGATCGTGAGTCTTATCCTGATTGGATATTGCCAGTTAAGCCACTCGAGAAGATAGGCGACAACGACTATGACGAGGACGACGATTAAGAAGATTGTGGTCTTGAGTGACCTGCAAGTTCCGTTTGAGGATGAACACGTCACACGCAACATTGCTAAGTTTTTAACCACCTTTAAGCCTGACCAGACTGTCACCATAGGCGATGAGATTGACTTCCAAACAATAAGCAAGTGGTCTGAAGGTACGCCTCAAGCGTATGAGCAGACTCTTGGCGATGACCGAGACCGATGCGTTCAGCTGTTGTGGGAACTGGGCGTCACAGATTGCATACGATCTAACCACACAGACCGGCTTTACAACATCATCATGAAGAAAATACCCTCATTCTTGTCATTGCCAGAGTTACGCTTTGAAAAGTTCATGAAGTTCGACGAGCTTGGCATTACCTTCCACAAGAATCCAATGGCTATTGCTCCAGGCTGGATTGCAGTACATGGAGACCACACACCTATCAAGCAACAGGGCGGTCTATCAGCCCTTGAAGCAGCCCGTAGGCATGGCAAGAACGTAATCTCTGGTCATACCCATAGGGCAGGGCGTAGCGCCTTCACAGAAGCCTCTGGGGGGCGTTTAGGGCGTGTT